ATCACGTTGAGGCTACTTTAGAATTTTTAAGAGATTTCTTTGTTTTTTGTAGTCGTTTTTTTGCTCTACTGAGTCGTAACCTAGAAACCATTTTAGTAAAGTTAGTTCCTTCCATATGATCCATTTCATGTTGGAAAATTCTACATTCAAGACCAAACAAAGCTATTTCTTGCAACTCACCATATTCATTCTCATAAGTTGCTTCAATACCATCAGGACGGTTAACCTTTAACCATATGCCAGGATATGACAGGCATCCTTCATCCATTAGGACATTTTCATCAGATGTAGAAACAATCTTGGGATTAAAACAAGCAATGATCTCTTTTTTGTTTAGATCAGAATACATCACAAAGACACGTTCCATAACACCACACTGATTTGCTGATAAACCAACACCAGCAAAACTTTTCATAGTTTCTATGAGATTATCTTTAATCTCTTGTTTATCAAGGCTTTCACTACATCCTGACATTGGAATAGAGAGTAGAGGGTTATTGTTTTCAATTAGTTTATATACGGACATTATGTTCTCCCATAAAAGTTTGTTTCGGTATTATCATTATAAAAAAGATGCCAAGCACAATTATCTTTACCTGTCATGTTACCAAACCACTTAATTCTACCAACACTGACAATCTTAGCACACTTCTTCATATATGGTGCAGACTGTTTAGTGTGGGCCCAATCTGCATCAAAAAGTAACCATGTGGGCCGCAAACTAGAGAAGTGTTCTATCATGGGGTGAAGCATTTTCCTATCCCAAGGCGGGTTTGTAATAATATATTCAGATTCCAAAACTTCATTCTCACCAATTTCAGAAAAGTCATTTTGATGTATTCCTTTAAGCTGCGGGTCAATATCACTTGCCCACATACAAATTCCACCAAAATGTTCTAGATGGCGACATAGTTGTCCATCACCAGCACATGGTTCTGCAAATGTAAAGTCTCTTGGTAAATGAATGATTAGAGGCTCTACAGCTGCAAATGGCGTTTGGTAATAGTCTCTAGGTTTTCTTTCAAAGTCAGATCGTTTTCCCATTATTCTACCATGTGACTAAAGTTCTTCGCCTTATGGAATTTAATTGTACTTCTAAATTTATCTGCAAGAGCATCTTGTTTATGACTAATTACAAATACATTCTCACCACCTAAAGTATTAAGAATCTTTAGAAACTCATCTGTACCTGTACCATCCAAAGAACTATCAAAGATTTCATCCAGTATCAATAGATTAGTATTTGCAGAGTTTTTCATCTTTGCAACTGCTCTCCAAGTAAATAACAAAGCTAAATCAATACGCATCTTTTCACCTTCACTAAATGAAGTATAAGAAAAATCATCACGATGGCGTGACTTAATTGTTTCCTCAAAATTTTCATCTAAAGTAAAGTTAACGTAGAACTCCATAGAAGACAGATACGTATTGATTAGCTTATTCATAATAGGCAAATATTGTTTGATAATCTTAGTCTTAATGCCTGTGTCTTGAAGCATATTCTTTGCAGTTTCAGAATATGTTTTATCCTCAAGTAATTTTGATTTTTGATATGTAAGATTTAAGAGTGAAGATTTTAAATCTCCAAGTTTTTCATAATCATTTTTGTTTACATCAGCGTGTTCTAATACATCAATTTCAGATTGTAATGTACTATTAAACTTTTCTAATTGTAAAATAGATTCATTATCTTTTGCAATTTGTACTTCATGCTCTCTGATACCATTGGCAATTTCAACAATTTCTTTTTGACGATCTTTGTATTTTTCTAATTCAGCCTTTAACTCTAATAAACCATCAGAAATTTTATCTGTTTCTTTTGTTTTCTTTTTAATAATATTAGTTTTAAATATTTCACTAATATGTTGTTGGCAAGTAGGACAATCTTCATTTGTTTCAAAGAAGTTTATTGTTGAAGAATGGGCTCTATGTTTTTCATTAAGAGTAGATTTTATACTCTGCAATTTTTGATACTTAGATTTTATAGTATCAGAATCAACTATTTGTTTAAGTAAAGCAATGTTTGTATTTTCATACTTAATAACTTTCTTTTGCCTTTTATAAACTTCTTCTTGATTTGATGCAAAGAGTATTGACTTATCTTTAAGTAACTTGTTTTTATTCTTTTTTATTTCATCAATATAATTTATTTGTAAATCAACCTTTTCTTCTGTTAGACTAGTTTTATATTCTACATCACGAATTTCTTCAGCATTATTTTTTAGTTTCTGTTTCAGTAACATATTCATAAGGGAGAAAATTTGGATGTCAAGAATTTCTTCAACTACCTCACGGCGATGCCTAGCCTTTAGTTGCATGAACGGAATAAAAGTAGAACTACCTAGAATAACAACTTGAGTAAAACTACGATAATTTAACTTTAAAATTTGTTGCTCAAGATATTTTTGATAGTCTCTAGAATTTGCATCCTGATTATACATCTTACCATTAACGTATATTTCAAATACATTTGGTTTGATGCCTCGCACCACTTTTATCTTTTTTGTACCTATCTCAAATTCAACCTCAACCATAGCTCCACTCATGTTAACTGAATTGATTAATTGAGCTTTGTTGATACCACGAAATGGTTTACCAAACAAACCAAAGCATAACGCATCAAGAATAGTAGACTTACCAGCCCCATTCTCTCCAATTATCAATGTTGTTGAGTTTCTATCTAATTGAATTTCGGTAAAGTTGTTGCCGGTTGATAGAAAATTACGCCACCTAACTGTTTTAAAGATTATCATTTAACTATAGGAGCCTTCTTTTTTCTTTTTCTTATTAATAAAAGCTCCACCTGTTTGTGAAGAAATTTGTCCTCTATCCATAACAGGTTTATCTAAGGGATAATCTTTGTTAAGTTGTTCCATTCTTTCTTTTGTTTTTACTTCTTGCCAATAAACATTTGCTGCTTGTTTTCCATATTCTTTCTCAATTTTTTTATAATTTTTATTCTGTTGTGTTGTCATAATTCTAAATCCTGTGCTTCATTATACAAACTCTTCATAGTAGTTTTAAGTCTATCTTTACTAAGAGTAATATCAAGCTCATCAATATACTTATCAAGTAGTGTTATAGTGTCTTCTGTATTTTCAACAATATCATCTGATACATTACTTGCATCAAGCTCACTAAAGTCTTCAATTATCTTGACTTCATGGCAATCTGTTTTTAACAGTCTGTCTGTAAATTTATCAAATGTATATAAGTCTTTTTTATTTACTACAATAACTTTTACATAATGATCTTTGTATTTTTCAATATCATGTTTACTATAATCATTTTGAGAATCATCATAGTAAATCTTTTTATAGATTGTAAATGGATTCACGATACGTTCTAATTCTCTAGTTGCGGTATCAAAAATATGAAATCCTTTAGGATCATCACAGTCATTCCAAAAAATTTCATAAGGTGTGCCCAAATAATATATTTGGCCATCATCATTTTTGTGATGAAAGTGGCCACTGAATACAGTTTCAAATCTTTTAAAACTTTCTTTATTCCAACCATTGGCAGAAGTTAAACCTTGGCCATTCATTGCAAACCCTGCAATTTCTAAGTGTCCCATAAGAATATCTGATTTAGCTGTATTTAATGCATCCATAGATTCATCATAGTTGTTTGCATTGATCCAAGGCATTAGTAGTATGGGTGTTCCATCAAACTCCACAACTTCAGGCCCAGTATAAATTGTTCCATATCCAGCAAGTTCTTCCATAGAATTTACTTCACTGGTATTTTTATAAAAGGTATCGTGATTACCAACAGTAATATGTAAATCTATATTAAGTTCTTTAAAACGATTTATGAATCGTTTCCTAAAATCTGTAGCAGTTTTGTATGAAACATACTTACGCCTGTCCATAACATCGCCCAGATGCAGACAAGTGGTTATACCTCTTTCTATTAATGTGGGAAAGAACACATCATTGTAAAATTTAAAAAAGAAATTATTAAAGTTTTGATTATCATTTCGAGCACCAAAGTGAGTGTCCGTAATTATTGCAATTTTCAAGCTTTATTCTCCCTATAAAGATTCATAAGTAGTTGAGACAAGAGGATCGCCTCGACTAGAACCAACCCACTTCTCTGTCGTAGTTGTGACAAGAATTCGTCTATCGCCTTGATGATGCATTAAAACTCCATGTAATAAATATGGAAGATCGTCAAAATTATCTTCTTCTGTATATTCAATTGTAACTTTTTTAATTAATTTTTGATTCATTTTATACTTCTTCTTTTTCCATAAAAGATTCTAAACCTTTTTTCTTAGCTGTAATCTTCTTTTTTGGTTTATAAACATCTTCATCAGGAAGCATTACTGTAGGATCAAAACCAACAACAGAATAAGAAGTATCATCTCCTGTCATTGTAACCCAAGATTCATAACTTGAATTTTCTATTAGCTTATTTCTAACGTGAGTTTGTTTCTTTTCTTTTGCAATTCTCCTAAGAAATGCATAATATATAATTTGTGTGAAATACGCAAAAGGATTTTTAGATTTCTCTGGATTAAAATTTTGAGCATATTGCAAACAGTTTTCTATACCATCAGAAACCATTTCTTCTCTATATGTATAGTTTATAAAATTAGGTCTATATGCTAGATGGTTTGCAATCTTTAGAAAACACTCTCCAATATAATCTGTAACTGGTGGTTTAATTGTTTCTTTTATTTCATCAGGCCAAGTAGCTCGCCACTCTATCATCGCTTGAAGAAACGCTTTATTGTCTACATAATGTGGTTTTGTTTTTTTCTCAACCATTAAAGATTCCTATCAATGTCATCGTTTATAATACAAATATAAACTATACAGTGGTATTTGTCAAGGAACTTAATCTATTAATCTTTTTTCAAAAAGGGAATTGACATAAGCCATTTACCTCTATATACTCAACTATGTTGAGGGGTTAATGAATAGATTTGCCTACTGGTAAATCATCTAATAACTCATCATATATTTCATCATTATTGGGGTCTTCTTTATGAATATTTTTTTGCCACTGATCTAATTTTTTTAAAAAATATTCATAATATTTAGACAGGCCTGGAGAAACATTGGCAGATGTCACAATTGTAGATTTTGTAATTGTAAAAGAACTTTGTTCACTGTGGTGCTGCATCCACGGACTTAAATCTAAAGAATCGTGTTGTCCTTTTATTGTTATATGTGGAATAACAGACATTAACAATGGATTATTTATTTTAACATCATCATTATTATCAGAAACTATTGTTGCAATAATATCTTCTCCGTTTGATAATTTTAAAATTTTATATATTGCCTCATCCATTTGATGCTCCTGTAACTCCTCATTCTTTTTTATATTTATAAGTTCTTTTTAATTATTTTC